GATTGCTCCCACAAGTCAGTACTAATGACACAGCATTCCTGCAGTGCGATCAGCATGACGGACACCATTGGCAACCTGTCACCAAAAAGGCCAGCGCGCGAGCTTTCGACTCACTCGTGCGTTTCCCCTTGTGCAACAGTCGACAATGTCCAGGACTCTATATCCTGGGCAGGTGAGGCTCTTTCCTCCTATCTCTTTGCTTTGAGACGGGGAGGGGAGCCGGTTCGGTTAGACCCTTCGGCTAAGAACGAGTTCTTAGCGAGATACGCGCAGCGCCTAAAGGAAGGAACAGCCATCAAATGGCTCAAATTCCATACCTCGTATGCATTTGCGTATGGCCTAGGTCAGACCGAATTGCCCACAGCACCCGGGCCCCTGGAGGGGGGCGAGCGTCCGGGTGTTCCGGTAGGCGGGAACGTTGGGAAGGTCGTGCGTAGAGTTATTGCTCGGGCTCGGACAGGCAATTGGGCTGCCAGACGTGTTTGCTTTGATATTCTAATGAGCAAACTGGGTATGCCTATTGTCCCTGAGAGTTTCGTAGAGCAGACGCTCGCCGATCATCAGAAGGTGTTAACTGTTCAGCGAGAACTTGACATGCTTCCTGACAAGGCCCACGTTTTCGCGGTTGTGAAGGAGAAGATCGACGAGATATGTCGCATTCTCTTCCGTGGCCAAAAGTTCGGCCCTTCGGTGGGCGGTTCGACATTAAGGGAACAGGATCTCATTCCTAGCATGCGAGCGTCTTTCAACTCGCGTCTGGGTGATGGTGGCTCTTTTGGATCTTTGATCCGAAGGCACTTAAATGTATCTTGGTTTCCGATGGCGGACGAGCTTTTGGGGATGGTGGAATCGTCTCCGGGAAGTGTTCGGGAGGTGCGATGGTTAAACTTTGACTTCCTAGTCAAGTCTTTCCAGGACTCTGTTGATCGAACATGGATGGGGAGGATCACTGACCGTCTCGATGCTACCCCTTGTGCTATTATTGAGCCCTTGAAGGTTCGAATTATCACGAAGGGTGGAGAAGAGGAGTACTATCGTTGTCTTGAGCTTCAGAGGCATATGCACTCGATCATGAGACGTCACCCAGTCTTCCGTTATATAGGCCAACCTATTGACGACGAGGACTTCCTTTTGGCGTTCGGGACGAAGGACGATTTGCGTGAGGATCAGTTTTACGTTAGCGGCGACTACAAAGCTGCTACGGATAACCTTGATCCGCGTCTTTCGGAATATGCTTGGGAGCGGATCTGCTGGTACAGTTCCTACTTCAGTCCTCCGAAGTCTATTGAGGAGGCTGAGGCTGGCGTTGACTGTGTTCACTACCGGCCCTTCACTGTGAGGTTGCGGGACACGCCTTACTACGAATTGGGACTCAAGGCCCTAACGAAGCACCGGCTCCACTATAAAGATGGGGCCCATGATCAGTGCTGGGGTCAATTGATGGGTAGTCCGATGTCTTTCCCAATTCTGTGTCTCGTGAACGCGGCGGCTACTTTAGCATCGCAAGGCTGGAAGTTCTCTAAGGATCTCCCTCTCCGTATTAATGGAGATGACATCGGCTTCATTTCCGACTCTGAACACTATGAGTCTTGGAAGTCTGTCACGAGGGATTGTGGTCTCGAGTTTTCGGTTGGTAAGAACTACACTAGCCGGGACTTCTTGATTATGAACTCCGAACTTCGCCGTCCTCCGAAGAAGGGGGACTTGGTGATGCGCCGTCGCTCGCTCGGTATGGTTGGTTTTCCAGAGGACTACGAAGAGCGTTATGTCTTTGAGACTCGTAACATCCGCACAGGTGTTGTGACAACTCACACTGCGCTCATACCTCATAAGGCAGATTATCATGAAGAGATAATCGAGGAGCGGGTTCAACGTCCCTGGCGTCTTGAGGGTTTCTTGAATCAGTCTTTACTTTGTCGCAAGATAAAGAAAGGGACCGAGGCCGGGAATCGGCAGGACGTCTACTGGTGGGATTTAGCGAGTAGGGCTGAAGAAGTAAGCCGTGGTCTTAAACCAGAGACCCGAGATGCCGTGCTTTCTCGTTTCTACAAGAAGCATCGGGATGTTACTTCAGAGATGCCCCGCTCGGCGGGCCTGTTCTTCGCCAAGTCGCTCGGGGGTGCGGGCTGTCCTATGCCTCGCAACTTCGATTTCGATCAGGACTTGGACTCTATTGATGAGCAGCTGCGCCTCGCAGCTGTCCTCGCGTGTACTCCGAAACATCGTTTAGACCGCCCAGCCTTTTCAAGACCAATGAAAGGCGTCCTCGGGGTGGCTATACGGGATATACGACGAGCTTCTGATAGCCTTATTCCTTCCGTAATCCGTCCGAAACCTCGTATTCGTGTTCAAGGAACTCGCCACGTTGGCGGAGGTCTATTCTTGGGCGCGATACTCTGGTATTTTGCGCGGGAGGACCACTTACTTGAGGGTAAGTTGGGGGGAGAGGAGAGTACAGTCTACTCCGAGGAGGTGCACAAGAGGAATGCTCGGCGCGGTAACAAAGAGTATCGCGCATGGGCTTCGAGGCACCAAACGAACAAGCTAGAACCCATGGATGTAGA